GGCGGCTGCTCTGCGGTGTTTTCCCCGTAGAGAAAACATATGCCGCCCCACAGGTTTTTAAGCCTGCCCCCCCGCTAATGTGCGGGGGCCCAACGGCGCTTCAATGTGACTGCGCCGTGCAGTGCAGAACGAATTAGATGTCGTTCATCAACACTTGAAACATCCTCTAAGGATGCTCGAGCAGAGAAGCACGAGATCAATTCGGCCGTAAGGTCCTCACTGCAATCACGTTTAACAGCTAATTGGGAAACGCGTGACTTGTCACGCTTAGCCATAGCCGTTAAGCATTTATGCAACGCCGACCACCCATCCAGCTCATCAGAGCGATGAACCGGGCTCGGCACCCAGCCCCATACTTCAGGGGTCTGGTAATTTGATGTGTAGGATGATCGGTTGGATTTATTCAACCATCGATCTACACTCTCATAGCCAAGGAAAGAGTAACGGCCCAACACAGGACTAGTTTCACGTACGTAAGGCAAAGGCCCCAAGTACCGCTCACATTTAGCAAACATGAGCGAGGCAGTCTGCCAATAACCCTTCAGGTAGAAGAGGTTGGCGGTAGCTACCCAAGAAATTAAGTTCTGTTGTTGTCGCTTGTTCTCAGGAGGCGTACGTCGAATATACACAGGTGTTACTTGTGTACCGGCATACGCATCAACACCACATGACTCTCTGAAGCTTCCGCTCAAGAAAGTCTTATTGGTGTTTACCTTACAATTGTTCTTTTGTAGGTAATCGAGAACAACATCCGCATTTACGTTTGGAACGATTATATCGTCACCATAAACGTATATTCGCCGAGAAACCTTAAAAATATTTCTCTGCGAATAGGAAAGGCTACTGCTGTCCAACAAGGCCACTACACATATCGTGTAGAAGAACATGGCCTCAATGGGAAAGCAAAGAGCACTACCCATAGATGCAAACTTTCTTAAAGGACTAATAATAGTCCCGTCAGGAAGTTGCGCCTTGGTCGAGCGACATGCTAAAATGGAATCATGTAAATCTTGATTCCCTTTAAACATTTCCATTGCCAGTGACAGAGAAACTCGATCACTAGCTTCAGAAAGGTCAATGGTTGCATATCGACCAGTCCTCGACGCTTTCAAAGCTAAACGCTGGTTTATTGTCTGGTCTCGGAAATTAATCCTGCCACCAGTTAACCAGTAACCCTCGATACTATCATAAAGATAGTCTCGGATTCCCTGCTGTGTATATTGCATACACGCAGGTTCGATAGCGATGATACGGGGAGACTTCAGCGTTTTTGGGACAGTGATAACCCTTACGGGTTGCTCATCGTCCTCTGTGACAATCGTTACAATTTCGAGCTCCTCAGAGTTAGGCGGTATCCCTAAGGGATATCCGCTATCAACTATGGGGAAGTAAGGCTCGAGACGATTGTGCCAGCGTCGCCAAACGTATTTCTGGTTACCAGAAACTCGATCGGCAGTTGCGCCCGGACCATGCGATGGAATAAGAGTTGAAGGATTAAAATCCCGAAACAAATTATCCCAGAGCATACGAGAAACCAAGGAAAACTTCCTTGCCATCTCGTCGGACGCCGAAAACGTCTGAAGATCTTGCTCGATCTCTGTATAGCTTTCAAGTGCGGCTTGGACCCTTTTCGGGGTACATGCCAATTCCACTTTCGTGAATAAACGGCATATTTGCCGTATAGATTCAACAACAGTAGGAATATCACTGGAAGCATCTCCTTCAGCATTTGTAGTTGAGGGGGAATCATACGAGGTCACCTTTCCTGTCTTCTGGTTGAAAATTAGACTGAGCATACCTTGCAAAAATGCAGGGATTGCTCCACATTTCTTGAAATTACGGAAATGTGCTGAGTCTATAGCTCCGGTTGCTATGCTTCTTTCGAAGTCTCTAGCAAACTGAGGCAGGGTTATAGTCAAAAAAGACAAACCCTCATTCTCAACCCGTGATTTGATTGTTTCCAAATCACGTAAAGCAAAGACGTCAGCGGAACATTTCGCACAAGCGTCTATATAGACAGCTTGTACGACCTCTAGGTATTCACTTACGTCGCTTTTCACGCTACCTCCTCTATAAGGGGGACGGCGATCGAGCCTCGTTTGCAGAATACTATACGAGCCCCACTTCTATAAGTGGGAACAAACTTTGAACTCCGACTTTTGCTCTCAGGGCAGTTTAGACACTGCGCTTGACTAGCTTTGGGGAACTTCTGGCGGAAATTTCTTCCACGCTAGAATTATGTTCCTCAATCATAGCCACATGTTCCGGATTAAGGAACTTGCGGTCTAACTCGGAAATAAAAATCCCGAGTGCTAGAGGCGCCAGCTGTTTCAAAATACCACTCAAAGTGGACTTTGTTACGGCTTTCGCCGAGCTTCCAGCTTTTGTCTTTACAGACATAAGTCTATCCTTTCTCCTTGGTATACACCAAGGATGCTTGTACTATCCTTAGTACAATTAACAGGAGTTAAGACTCCTGACCAAGGAGTTTTCCAAGAGCAGTCGAATCGAGCCACACTTTAAGTGCGGCCCAGACGTCGCCCATCTGAGTTGGGGTAAAGCCTTGTAGAGGCCTATCCAACACAATTTGGAAGCTGAACGAATCCATATCGTTGGTTGAATCCAACGGATTCGTTACTACCGCCGAAAAGTCGACGCGGACGAGAGATCTCATCCGTTGTCCATCTTTAGCGGGGGTATGCCGAATGGCAAGCGATAACAGGCCGTCAGATTTCTGGTAGGTGGACGTTAAGCCCTCCTGCCTGATCTTTGGCAGACTGTTAGCGACAGTCGCGATTGTTAAAGTTTGTGGATCTGCAAACAAAGGTTGATACCTCCAAGGTAATTGGAGAATTAATCTAGTTCCAGGTCGCTCCTTTCTCAAGGGAACAACTTAGAGAAAGAACTAGAGGATGTCTAGCGACGGGCGATACCAGGATTTCTGGTAATCCCTAAAGACGCTAGAATTGCTAATCTACGTGGGGATAAATTCTCCCACGTAAGGTTAAATCCATACGGACTATCTGCGGAACTGCGCTGCTTAGATTCGAACTTACGTTCGAAAGTAAGGACACGAAGTCCAGAATGTAACGGGAGAGATATTTCTATCTTTCTCGAAACCATTCGCTTTGCAGTAACGTAGAAATATTCGGCCGCGACTTGATCTAACAGGGTGTCAGATAGGTTCTCTATATAGGAACCTAAATTACTTACCCAGTCGACAAGCCACGTCCAAGGAGTTGCTTGCCAAATATGATGTGGATTCACCTCCAACCCGTATATTTTAATATACCGGAGGACTTGTTTCCAAGCAGATGTATAATCTGGGAGAGTCACATCAAATTCGGGCCGATAAAATCGGAACTTCCCCGAGGCAGTAACAGAGAGTTTCGAAGTCTCTGTAACACGCCAATGGGGAGGTGACGAAAAGAACTCAGAGGACATTGCATTTGGAAAGCACGGTATTACATAACTCGTAGAGTTGTAAGCCGGATTTTCTTCGTACAATATCCGAGAGTCCTCGGCTTTTTCCACTTTGGCCCTACGCCGAACCCACTGACCGTTCTCATCAGTTAATTTCTTGATGTGAGCGGCAGCATCGAAATATGCATTCCCAAAGGAAAGTATATCGTTGATGAACGGCGCCCAACCAAATTGATGGTTGAGGAACTGCTCGGCAATGGCACCAGGTGTCATCTTAGGAGATGAGATTTGAGCGCCATGCAATACCGTAATATTTCCAGACCTCATAAAGGTCGAAAAACTCTTACGATATTCCTCTCCAAAAAGGGAGGCGGTAGATTCTAGCATCCGTGTGCCATCCTTAAGTTCTTTAAGGAAGACATACAGGCTAGAAAGTTCCAATTTAGGCTTAGCCTTATGCCAAGCCCGGTCAAAGTAAGCAGCCACGTCAGGAAGGTACGAACTATTATCGGAATAAAATGGGGTGGCATAACCACCACCTCCCCAGTATGATAGGGGCGGAACACAAAATCCGCCATCATATCTCCTGGTGTTATTCCAATTAAAGATCGAACCGCTGTACAGGACTCCCCCAGTGGGGTATCCTGTATCCACACGTACGTGCAAAAAGGGTCCACCAGTACGATACCAAGACCTTCCAGTCTTGGGATCTTTGACGGGTTTACCATGGAGTTCATCCACGGTCCACTCATCAACTGCGCAACCCTGAAAAGGCACGAAAGAGACGGGTGAGTAGGGCGAACCCCACCCAAAGTTCACAGGAACCCCATTTTGGAAGCCCGTAATCATATCACGGTAACTTCCAAGAGTTATTGGGGCATACTGTGCACTCCAACCGGCCCCATCCGGATAATCCGGTACGGGTCGAATTGGAGTAAACCGTCGACGTGTGCGTGGAACTGCCATTAGCTTTACTCCTGTTCGTATGGAACAATCAATTGTGGTCTAAACCAATTGCGGGGACAATACACCTCTTTCGAAGTGTTATAGTCTTTCTGCGATTGATTGTGGTCATAAGAGACATCATCCCTGACGTCCCA